GACGTTTGATTATATGGTGAATGGATATATCTAACTGTTTCATAATTTTCTGTTGGATTGATAATTTCATATAAAATTTCCTGTTCCATTTGTTCGGCACTATCAGTCCAACCTAAATCAGTTTTAAACATCTGATTAGATGGAATGATAATACTTTGGTCATTATTTTTAGCTAAAATTTTCATATCAACACTTAAATTTGTTTACATTTTTAACTAAATCCTGTTTATTAGTGTAAATGTTTTCATTTCGTAAATAGAAATTAATATCTGTTTTGACATAGTGGATATTATTAATAAATGGGTAATTTGTTCCAAACCCATCGGGGTCTATAAATCCGTGGTCATATAAATCTCTCCATTTCCACAAAGATTCATCTTCAAAATATTTTGCATTCTGTGGTAAACCATATACTTGATTTGTTTTGGATGTTTCAATATATGGTGAAAGTTGTCTCAGTTTAATTCTATGGTGCGGTTGATAAAATAGACCATACATATTAGTCATTGAACCTCCTGAAAACGAAACTGTCGAACCCGATTGTCCATAATCAAAGACAAATAATGGATTTGAAAATCTGTGAAATGATTCACTTATAATCCTTTCTCTTAATTCACCTCGGTTATATTCAACAAATGCCCCATGTAAAATTGTGTTTAATGGTAAATCGGTTCCACCGGTAAAATTATAGGTTGTGCTTCCTGTCCCTAAAGTAATTGTCTTTGAAAATCCTGTTGTTGTGATTGAGGTTTCTGTTGACCCCGTTCCGTTAAAATGTGCGTCCACCCAAGTATCATGAAAATTAAATTTCCAACCAACTTTAGGTGGATATTCAAAATAACCGTTTCTATTTGATAGGATTGTTGTCACATAAACATCTGTAGGTAAATAACCTAAATTATTTGTTAACCCTGTTAGGGTAAATGGTTGTTTGAAATCATAAATCAAAGATTCCATCATGTTTCTTTCAACCAAAACATCTGATTCTCCCGCACTATTTTCCAATAAGAGTTTTCTTTCGTTTTCCCATATTGAAGATTCAAAACCTATTTTATCTAAAATATAATCTTCTCTCTCGGTTAATGTTTTATGTTTGTGAACATAATAACTCGAAGTTGAGCCTGATATGTCATTTCTGTTTGTGCATCTTTTACCGAACACCACAGTTGATAATGTTGTCCCTGATGACATTTCAGATTTAGAAACTTCAAGTATATATTTTTCAGAATCATATATAGAATCACCAACACTAATTATTGAAAAGGTTCTACCACTAACGGGTATGGAGTTATTTAATGTCCCCCCACTTATCGTTATAAATTCACCCGAAGACATACCGTGTTCTACAGGGCTGGTTAATTTGAAAGAGTCTCCCGTGTCCTCAACTCTGAATGGTATACCATCACCACTTACAAAACTAAAAACGGTGTTACCGCTCAAAGTATATTTCATGGGGTAGTTTGAATCTTGTCCATAGACATAGGATAGGTAGATGTTCCAATTGTGATATGGTGCGTCAATACTTGATATCGGTACGTGTTGTGTTTCACCTGAATAGGTTACACTTGGTGTGTATAGAGTGAGTGAGGATATGGTTTGGACCGGATTTACTTGTCTAAGAACATCTTTTCTTAAAAACGCAAATTCTTGATACGGTAAAAATCCTGTAAAATCATTATTACTTCCGTCCCCAACTAAATATAAATTTTTCAAAAGAGGATTGTACTCTGAGGTACCACTATAAAGATTACGGAAAACCATTTTTAATTTTCCGTGGATTTTGTAGTTATTGCTTTCGTTTCTTTCCTTATTAAATAATTCTGCATTACTTAATATAATGGTTCTGTCGCCTTCCCTTAACAGATTTTCAGTTTCATCTAAACCAACGCGAATTGTTTGGTCTTGATTAATTGAACCAAAAAATTTTTTAGAGGGTAATATAATTCTTTTTTTATCCATTATTCTGATGAAGGAAATGCGTCTTTAGGGCCAAATAATTTTATGAACTTATCGATTGCGGTTTTACCGGGTCTTAATCCAAAATAAAATAAGAAAGGTGTTGATAATATTTGTTTATTTCCCGTATAATTTACTTCTGTTGGTTTTAATATAAAATCAACATCAAAATTCCAAGATTTTGATGTCCATCCTCCTGTATCGCCAACTCTAATCCATAGTATTCCTGTAAGAGGAACCAAAGTTGTTCCTGAGGTGATGTGTAAAACAGTAAACCCTTCCTCTTGATTATTATAATTTAAGTGTACATCTGTTGTGTCTTCCACGTCAAACGTGTCGTCATTTACGTCCGCACCAACAATTGTGAAAGTGTCTCCACTATATGTTTTAGTCATGGGGAAAAGAAGGTAATCATACGTACTATCACCCGAAAACGCGTAGTTATAAGACATTCCTTGTAATCTTTGAGCGGCAACCGTTGCGTAGTCCCAAGATTGTCCATTTCCCTCACCAAATCCTTGTCCCTTTTTGTCCCAATAAAAAAATGGTACAATTTGTGATGATTCGGTTAATCTACCGGGTTCATTTAAACAAACTCTAACTCTATACCCATCATCATCAAAAACAAAATTTATCGGCATCGGACCGTTTAAAGTTCCTAACTGAGACCTAAACAAATTCACATATTCATCGGGGTCAAGAATTACCGGATTGTATTGTCCGTAATATCTATTTTGTAAATCAAATTCCTCGATACCAACTTCATTACTTATCGAAATGAGTTGTAAAACATCACCATTTAATATTTCTTTATTCGTATTAAATGGATAGCTTGATGTGTACCCTGTATTAGAGAAAAAATCTTTATAACCATAATCGTTATTAGTGTCTAATCTATAGTTAATGTAGAGTCCCAACATTTCTTTAAAACTTTGATATGATGTTGGTCCAATATTTCTAACAACGGAACAGTTTGGGTCCAAATTTGGGTCTACACATATCTCTTTTATAAATTCGTCTCGAGGACCCAAATCCATTACTGTGGTTGGGTGTCTTAAGGTACTGAATTGATTTCCAGCGGATATTGTTTTTTGAAAAATGGATAAAGAACTATTCCATTTTGTAGACCTATAATAAAATCTTTTTACCGCGGAGTTAGATGTTTTTTCTTTTACTTTATAATAAACTAAATTTTCACAATAATTTGTTCTTCTGACGTTTAAATCCAATTCTTCCTCGTTGTCCCATCGTACTTTAGCTTTAAATGGGAACAAATACAATGAACCACCTAACCAATTATCAAAAAATGAATAATTTACAATACCCTCACAGAATACTTTGTTTACTAATTTTCTTCGAGCATACTCCCTAATTAAGGTTCTCTGCGTGTTCCAATTTTCAGTATTAGCGGCAGGTATAATGCTGTAAACACCAAATCTAAATTCTGAAAACCCACTTCTGGTTGTACAAGATGCACATGGATTCAATGTGGCACCTGTAACATATGCGGATTGACCTACCGCCATCAAACCAGATGATGTACAAGATGTTCCCGCAACCGCAATAACTTCACTTGTATCATCATAATTTGCGGTAACTCCCGTTGCGCAATATGTTAAATTTACGATACCACTATCGTCGTAAATTGTGTTTTGTGATAAACATCCTTCAGGAAGAGATGTGGAATCAAATGTGCTAGTTGATGAACCTGTCAGTGGAAAATGGTTATCATAAATTTCATAAGTAAAACCTGTCCAAACATAATCTTTAGGTATCGACAAATCATTCCAAACCAACCATCCGTTTACATTTGCACTATCTCTTCCTAATAATCCGGTGGTTGCTCCACAAGTATAAGTACCCATTAATAGTTGAGTTGTTAGACCTGTTGTCAATCCACTTAATGCCATTAAATCAGAAGATTGTGCATATGCGTGTGGTAAATAAGAAATTAATTTAACGTAATATGTTCTACCGGTAACCGCGCCTGTTATAATATTACTATGTATTGTTGATAATGATTGACCATATGGTCCATATGTCGAATAAGAGGTCAATCCACTCGTTGGATTTTCGCTTAAAAAATATTCGTTTATTCCACTATCATAATCACATATAAAAATTTCAGTGTCATTAGTATCACAATCTCCAACGTCACTTGCTGTGTTTATTCCAGAAACTAAAGATAATGAACCTGTTCGCAAACACACTCCCGTCACGGATGAACCACTAAATGGTATTGATAGGTTTGTTAAAACACCTGTGGTACAGTCAACATATTGATAAACACTAGTTGATGAAGCCGGCACCCCAAAATCGTAAGTATCACAATTAACTAATAAAGTCAATTTGTCTCTCACTGCAGTTCCTTGACCAATTTTATTATAAAGTGTGGATGGGTCTGACGATGTGTTTATTGTTGCACCACTAATCTCAACCTCATCACAAGATTCACACTCAGGGTAGACAACAGTGCTCAAATACACTGTACCTAATCTCTGAAGTGGTTCAATAACTTTCGCGTCCATCCAATTGAATGGGGACCAATCAATAATTGTTACCCCCAAAGCTCGAATATAAATTCTAAATTCATATAACGCTTGAAACGGTACTATTATAACTTGTAACGCCTGAACAAATGCAGTATATATAACTCTTTCGAATGCGTTTAAAATTATCGCAATTAAAATGGCGAAACTAAACTTTTTCCATGCGTAATTTATTGGTGGAGTTACAACAGTTGATTCACAATCCTCTTCAATTTTGGGTGCGATATCTTTTATACCCAAAAAATTATCTTTATTTCCTTTAAAATGTCCACCCATATAAGATGAAACCGAATATACTTTATTGTATGTAAATCTAAAAAAATAATCTTCGGGAAAATAACTATCAAATGTTTGGTTAAAAATTACTGAAGTGTTTGTTGCTGACGATGGATAGTCGTCCCAATTCAATGAAAACGCATATGATGCATCTATGTCATTGGAATATTCTCTAATGTTTGGCACCAAATAACTTCCAACATATCTAACTCTTGCCAAATTTTGGTTTTTACCTGAAATTCTAAATCTATAACAAGAACTCGTTGGGATACCTTTATTGGGGTCATTCGTGATTTCCGTTTCACCAAATTCATTTGTGTAAACATACTCCATATTCATTGGTAAGGGTATTACGAATGAACCGTCTTCATCAATTTCTTCTTGAAATTCGTATGTTTCTAATATTGGTCTACCTAATGAATCTTTATTTGATGTGAATCGAATCATTTCAACTTCCGCAGCAAACGTTGTTAAATCACATTTTCGACCCATATCTTTTCTTGGTGTACAGTTCTTGTTGAGCGTGTTAACTCCCTTGTCTGAATATATTGAACCTAATAGATACGCTTTAGGTTCAATTTTTACACCTTTACTTGATAAGTCAAAATCCGTTCTTGTAATTCCGATTTCACACAAATCTTCGTTACCCCAAAAAGGATAAACTTCAACTGTTTGATTGAAAGAAACAACTTGAGGTAAAGTATCTAAATCATTAGAAGATTTAAAAGTGTAACTATTTTTAAATTTATCAACCCCCAATCCTTGTCTAATAAAATCATCTGGTCTCAATGAAAAACATCCGATATCTGATAAATCGACATCAACATGAACCAATTGTGTCCCAACAGGGACACCCCATATCATAAAATCACCGGCATCATTAGTTTTAACTGTGTATTTGTAATATTTTTCGTAAACTTCAAGAATTTCTTCTCTTGTCAATATATCTTTTTGGTCAGGGAATGTTCCTGTTGGTTCATGACCACCGTGTTGTTTTCGTGACGGTAATAGATTATATCTATAACCATTTTCATTTTTATCTTCAACTACGGTAAATGGATATAATGCTGACACCACAGGGTCCTGTGAATCTTGTTCCGATATGGGTATAAAAATTGAAACTCTTGCGTTCGGAACACCGAAACCGTTATTAACAAATATTCTACCGCAGACAACGCCATAATCTGCACACATTGAAGAATACGCTTCGGTCTGTGTAAATTTAAGAGATAAAATCTCCAATAAGTCAAAGTCATTTTTTAATTCAACTACAACTTTTTGGTCTTTACCTATATTTGTGGAAATTCTGTGTTTCTGCATTCTTCTATAAATAGAAAATTATGGATTTCCAGAAAAATAAATAAAAATTAAATTAGAATGTAGTCGTTCCTAATGTTTTAACTCTAACTTTAATATCTTTTTGTGGAAATCTTATCTGATATATTTGATTAGATTTCATATAAATGGTTGAATCCGCTTGAGAAATCTCTTTAGTGTTTGAATTTACATATGACTGAGCAACTTCTGATGATGAATATTCACCACCAACGTTGTTAAATACTCGAATATCTACAGCGTTAACCACACCATTTACCTCACCGATTGTTCTATACAAATCACCAACAAATAATGGGTCTCCCATTTTTCTTTTTTCAATCGAAAAGTAATTTACTGTGTTTTCAATAATTGTCCTTACAATATCTGTTTGATTACCATTTTTATCAATAACAACGTCAACTTCTAAAGTAAAATCAACAACCTCACCACTTTCAACTTCCAAGAAATCATTTACCATTCTATATTCAGCTAAATAACTTAAAATATTGTTTTTTAAAGTGTTTGAAACAGTATCGATTAAATTACCATTTTCATCATAAGAAAGTAATTTAATTTTTATTTTATTATCTTCTTCCATCACATTAACTTTGGCGGGTGCTCCGTAAGTTGATGGCATTGTTTCGATTAATGATTTGTAATCGTTTAAGGTTACTGCTCTGTTTTGTGCTGAGAAATTATATGCAATCATATTCCTGACCTCTTCAATCGTAGGTTGGTCAGCACCACCTACAGCAGGTGTTACGTTTGTTACTATTAATGAATTTTGTACCTGAACATTAGTGTTTGAGTTTGGTCCATTCACAACAAACTCAACACTATCAACACTTGTGATAATATCAACACCGATGTTACTATCTTGTCCCCCACCAATCCTATACTTTATGAATAATGTAGTGTTTGATTTAGGTAGTGCACCAAGTGATAAGTTGTTTAAATAAGTACCTAAACTAACTCTTAAATTCCCTTGGTTGTAATTATCTAAATTATCTAATGGATTTACATTACCAGAACCAAATGTTACTGAAAAATAATTTTCAGGAGTATACTCAGTGATAAATTTATTTGTTACAGGAATATATGTTCCTGATATGAAATTTTCCGTATCTGACGCACTTGTGGGGTCGGGAACGAAAACTTTGTCTTGAATTAAAGACTTAACTTCGTACCATTTGTTTTCTGAACCTAAAAATTCAGAGTTAGTTGGGTTGTTTACAAAATTGGTACCGTCTTTATGGATTACCCCACTTACTCCCAAAACATTTTGTTCGGGTAGGAATAATTTTAAAAATGGTTTTTGGTCAACTTCTGTTATAACTTTTCTGAATATTCTTGTAACACCATTTACCACCGCCTCTCTTTTTACAATAGAATAAGAAATCAATCTATTATTACCATCAAAATTTGGAATTTTTAATCTATTTGGTTCACCTCTTTTATTAAATGGATTAGAAAAATCAATATCGTCAATTGTTTCAAAAACTTGTCCTCCACCCGATACTTGTGCTCCCGATTTAATTGTACCTAAATAACGTTCATCTTCTTTGTCCCCTCTTACGGGTACTTGTATTGTGAAATCACATAATGCAACGGATGGCCTGTTACCTGGTATTCTCATCCCATATGTTTTAGCAATATGGTACAATGATTGTCTTTGTTGTGCAAAATCCAACATTGTTTCTTGCCAAACTCTATCAATATGAAAATGTAAATTATCGGTAACCGCGGCGTTCAAATCTAATAAAACAGAATATATTGACGCGTCGTTTGTATTCCTAATTAAGTCGGGATAATACTCTCTTGTTAAATTAACTAATTCCTGTCTTAAACTAGCGAAATCTCTGACAGCATATGATATTTTTTTTGCCATGTTATATATTAATAATTATAAAATCTGAGGAAACAAATGGTTCATTGTTTATATCATAATCAATTCTCACTTTAGCGGTGTACGGTTTAGTGGAATAGTCGGACACTCTAAATAGTCTTGAGTCTTCATCTTCTTGTGGACTAATTGGTTCTTCAGGGTCTTGGTCGGCGGGAGTTACTCTAATTGATTTTATTTCTAAATTTGGAATATAATCTCGAACTGAAGTTCTGATTTCATCTTCAATCTGTCCCCATGTAACCGCGTCGTTTGGTTCAAAAATAAATTCAAACAATCTGGTACCAAAATCGGGTAAATAATATCTCGAACCTTTCCTTGTTAATAACAAGTGAATTAGGTTTGCACGAATCTCTCTTTCGGGTGTTTCGGTCATAACCAAAAAATCACCTTTTGGACTAATTCTGAATGGAAAGTCTATACCATATGTAATCGCCATATCAATAAATATAACTAAAGAAGAAATACTAATAAATAAAAAATCCCAACCGAAGTTGGGATTGTATATTGTTTGGATTTTTTGCTCCTTTTATGACCAAACAAAGTAGATGAATAGACGTGTTATGTAATTTCTCATGGAGCCACCTACAGTTACGAACCACAACCTTCACATTCAAAAGGTGAATCTGTTGGTCTTGATGGGTTAACCATCTCTACCACTTCCTCCTCTTGATTATTTTGGTTGTATGAAGCACTTTGTACCTCTTTGGTTTCAACTGTGGGTTTCGCTGTTGAGGTATCAATACCTAAACCTTTTAATGGGTCAACAGCCGCTCTGGTTCTAAGATAATACATACCAGTTTTCAAACCAAGTTTCCACCCATACAAATGGGCCGCCAAAACTTTGGTTTTGTTTGCATTATCAATAAATAAATTTAATGATTGCGATTGGTCAATATATATTGACCTGTTTGCCGCCATGGTTAATATTCGTTTTTGTGACATTTCCCAAACTGTTTTGTAAACTTCTTTTACATCAACAGGTATTTCAGGGATGTTTTGTACCGAACCATTTTCCATGATTAATTTTTTCTTTAATTCATCTGACCACAAACCTCTTTCAAGTAATTCATTAACTAAGTGTTTGTTGATTACGATAAACTCACCACCCAAAGTTCTTCTTGAGTATAGGTTTGATGTAAATGGTTCAAACGCTTCGTTATTACCGAGGATTTGCGCGGTTGACGCGGTTGGCATCGGAGCAACCAATAAAGAATTTCTAACACCGAATTTTACGATTTCTTTTCTTAATGATTTCCAATCCCATCTACCACTTGTGTCTTTGTCCGTTTTACCCCATAATTCGTATTGGAAAATTCCTTTTTCTATTGGAGACCCAACAATAGTTTCGTATGGACCGTGAACTTTTGCTAAATCTTTTGATGATGTTAAAGCGGCAAAGTAAACGGTTTCAAATATTTCCACTTGTAATTGGTCCGCTTTTTCACTTTCAAATGGTAAATCCAACATACAAAAAACATCGGCTAAACCTTGAACACCTAAACCAACTGGCCTATGTCTCATGTTTGAATTTTTTGTTTCCTCTGTGGGGTAAAAATTCAAATCGATAACGTTGTTTAGGTTTTTTACTACTTGATAAACATACTCATAAAGAAGTTCGTGACTAAACTCTTTGTCGATAATGTATTTTGGTAATGCAATCGATGCGAGGTTACAAACTGCTTGTTCGGTTGGACTTGAATACTCAATAATTTCAGTACACAAGTTTGAAGATTTAATTGTACCTAAGTTTTTTTGATTTGATTTGTAATTGGCCGCATCTTTATATAACATATAAGGGGTGCCAGTTTCAATTTGTGCGGTCAAAATCGCGTCCATTAGCTTTCTCGCTTTCACCACTTTTCTTGCCCTACCTTCTTTTTCATATCTCTCATAGAGTTCAGTAAACTCTTGAGTGAAAGAAAATGGGTCGTCATAAACGTCTGATAATCCTGGCGCTTCGTCAGGTGAAAACAAAGACCAATCCCCATCTTCCTCAACCCTTTTCATAAACAAGTTTGGTGTCCACATTGCCAAGAACAAATCTCTCGCTCTCATTTCTTCTTTACCGTGGTTTTTTCTCAAATCAATAAATTCAAACACGTCTGAATGCCATGGTTCAAGATAAATTGCAAAAGAACCTTTTCTTTTTCCTCCTTGGTTAATCCACCTTGCAACTTCATTGTAAGTTTTCATCATCGGAAGTAAACCATCGGATTCACCTCCTGTTCCCTTAATATAAGAACCTTTAGCCCTAACATCATGAACGTGAAGACCAATCCCCCCTGCCCATTTAGAAATCTTAGCAACGTCTTTAATTGTATCAAACAAACCATCAATGTCATCGCCTTTATTTCCAATTAGGAAACAAGATGACATTTGTGGTCTACGGGTACCAGCGTTGAATAAAGTGGGTGTTGCATGTGTATAAAAATGTTGAGACAAATCATCGTAAATTCTCAATGCCATTTCTAAATCGCCATTACAAATACCCACAGCAACTCTCATATACATGTATTGTGGTCTTTCAACAATTCTTTGACCAATCTTCAAAAGGTAAGAACGTTCAAGAGTTTTGAATCCAAAATAATCAAAATCAAAATCTCTTTCTTGCACAACGGCACCATCTAAGGACTCTCTATTTTGAATTACAAATTGATAAACTTCATCTGAAATTAATGATGATTCTTTACCTGTTTTTGGTTCATTAAAAGAATAAAGTTCTTTGATACATTGGGAGAACTTTTTTGGTGTGGTTTTATGTAGGTTTGATACCGCTAATCTACCCGCTAATTTTGCGTAATCGGAATGGGTGGTAACCATAGACGCAGCCGTTTCTGCCGCTAAAGTATCTAATTCAGTAGTTGAAATACCGTCATAGATTCCTTGAGTCACCTTAAGTGTTACCAGTGTCGGGTCAATGTACTCTAAATTTAAATCATCACAGAAATATTGAATTCTTCTGGTGATTTTGTCATATCTCATTTCTTCCAATGAGCCGTCTCTCTTTTTTACTTTCATACTCTAATTAAAAATCTATGTCGTCAAATGATGTATCCATATCTTCAATAGATACGTTATTGTTTACTCCCGCTTTTTGATATTCCGCAACCCTTTTTTCGAAGAAGTTTGTTTTTCCTTGAAGTGCAATGTTTTGCATAAAATCAAATGGATTCTCAACGTTATAAACTTTAGAACAATTTAAAGACATTAACAATCTGTCCGTTACAAATTCTAAATATTGAGACATTAAATCCGAGTTCATACCTATCAATTTTACAGGTAGTGCCTCTAAAATAAATTCTTTTTCAATTTCTAAAGCCCCACAGATAATGTCTTTAATTCTTTTTTCACTGAGTTTATTCTCGATGTGATTATTAAATAAATGACACGCAAAATCACAGTGCATTCCTTCATCTCTTGAAATAAGCTCATTTGAAAAGGTTAAACCAGGCATTAAACCACGTTTTTTGAGCCAGAAAATAGAACAGAATGAGCCAGAAAAGAAAATACCTTCCACCGCGGCAAACGCTATGAGTCTTTCGGCGAATGTTCCTTTCTCAATATATTTTAGTGCCCACTCAGCCTTTTTCTTTACCGCCGGTATAGTGTCAATTGCGTTGAATAATTTACTTTGTTCTTGTTTGTCTTTGATATATGTGTCAATAAGTAATGAATATGTTTCACTGTGAATGTTTTCCATCATGATTTGAAATCCATAAAACATTTTCGCTTCGGTATACTGAACCGCGTTAACAAAATTCATTGCAATATTCTCATTCACAATACCGTCAGATGCTGCAAAAAAAGCCAACACATTTTTTATAAAATGTTGTTCATCTCCGTTTAGTTTATTTTCCCAGTCATAAATGTCTTGCGCTAAATCAATTTCTTCCGCAGTCCAAAAACACGCTTCTTGTTGTTTGTAGTACTTCCAAATGTCGTGGTGTTCGATTGGAAAAAGGACAAAACGTCCTGGATTTTCTTTTAAAATCTTCTCTATCATGGTGATAATAATTATTAGTTTCGGTTTAAAGTTTCTTGTCTTTTAATGAACGCATCTTTTATTCTTTCAGAATTGTTCTTTTGTTTTTCTTCCTTGTGACCAAGGAGAGTTGTTTGAGACTCAGTATCAATGACTAATAGTCTATTATCAAACTTACAGTTTTGCCATATAATACCGTCACGACCGATTCTTGACTTAAGTAATGTCATAGTCGCTAAATTGTGTTCTTTTTGTTCAATAGTTTTTCCTATAGAAAGAATCACGTGTGCAATTTGAGCCTTTTTGATTGACCCACCCATTTGGTCACTATTTACAACCTCGGATGAAATTGATTCTCGGTTACCTTGAGTGGCCGTCCATATTACAATCCCAAATTCACTCGTCATTGACTCTAAACTTCTCATTACTGAACCTTCACCTTTCCATTCCTCACCAAAATTTGATTTTTCGGGACTAATACAATCTACATAGTCAATCACCAATAAATCAATTTTATTCCCTTCAGAAATTCTTTTTCTTAATCGAGATTTTATTTCAGATATAGTTACCGAATCACTTGGTAATTTTAAGATGTCCAAACTACCTTTACTTTGACTCTGTACTTGAACAATTTTTTCTTTTACAAAATCTTTGTTTTCGGGTTGTTCATCAGGAGCAACACCGGACCATATTGTGTAATGTTTCTTTTTGATGTTATCGGGGTTATCTTCAAAGAAGATTTGAAGAACGTTATATCCGTGAAGATATGCTGTATTTGAGAAAAGAGATAGAATGGTGGTTTTACCCGTACCGGTTGGTGCAAGAATAACACCCAACTCACCGACACCTAATCCACCTTTTAGTGCAGAATCTAATCCTTCAATTCCGGTAGGTATTGGTTGTCTATTATCCTTTTCTAAAGCGGCGTCGATATTGTGGAACACATCCATAGATTCCTCGGGAGGTAATCCAACTTGAAGTGCTTTTTGAATAATACCCTCTATTTTGTGGTACTCTTGAAATTTACCGTTTTCAATAATCGCGGTCACCATTTTGAGTTCTTTCTTTAAATTCTGTTGTTTACAGAAATTCAAAGCCTCCTCTCTAACCATAGGGTCTTCTTTGGTGTTTTCTTTGATATCATGGATGGTATCTAAGTGAATCCTGGCGGATTCTTGGGAACCTAATTCCAAAATTATTGTTTGAGACAAACTTTGGTAATCAGGTATATTTCCGTATTTCTGATAATATTCTTTTATGTGAGCAGTAATGAAACGAAAAGAACTATTATCAAAATATTTGCTATCGATTACGTCAATAATTTGCTCACCGTATTTTTTATCTTCAATAATTGATTTAATTAACGTTTGTTGAAATGACGCACCGAGGAATCCAAAATTTTTTTCTGACATAGTTTTTAATTTATTATAATTGGTAGTTTAAATAAGTTGTTTCCAAATCTCTAGATGATAAAATATCGGTTAAATCCGACAAGTATCTCTTTAAATATGGACGAATGTCTACCGTGTATCTTACCTTTGGGTGGAAGATATCCGCGGGAAACATCCTTTGAATAAATACATCGTCACCCATCTTAATCTCCAATAGGAAATACTCTTTTTCGTTTTGTTCTTCGGTTTCTGCAACCTCTAAACCGTAAAAATAATCACGATTTTCGTGTAGATAATCCAAAGTTTTTGTTTTCAAATCACTACTAATATCATCACAAATATTTTTTATGTAGTAATGTAAATCCATGGAACGTCGCGACTTAGAATTATGTTCCCTAACGTTAAAGAAACGTTGACAAATAATGTTTCCTTCTAATGTTAAAAGGAATTCAAACTTGGTTACTTCTTGGTTACTCATTGTCTTTGATTTTAATTAATTTTTTATTTTTTTCTTTTCTTGTTAATCTTAAAAATGGATTGAGAAAGTTTATCCACGCATCGTCCGATTTTGGTAACAGTAAGAATATACCATCCTCCATCATCATCTTCATGGTGTTCTTGTATGAACGACCCTCTGGGTCAATCAAATCATTTATTAGTGAGTTTATTGAGTCTCTTGCATCTTCAGTTAAGAAAGGATTCTCAAGACTTACAATACGACTATTGACATCAAAAAATTCTTCACCTAAAACTCCGTATTTGGTTACTCCGGTCAAAAGATTTTTTACCAAACGATTATCATTGTCTTCCTCAAATAGATTATTGAATCTATTGAGAATAAAATCAATACTTATCTCTTCTGTTTTAATCTCGGGAACCATTGTTATCAACCTACGTACACCCAAATTTTTAATGCCCGCAATATTATCAGACGGGTCTCCACATATCATTTTGACCAACTTTATGTTCTGTATAAGAATCTGTTCGTGGTCATAGACAAACATATCATTTGGTTGATACATTTTGCTATGAGATGGATTAAAGAGTTTGGTATTTTCTGAAACCAATTGTGTTAAATCCCCATCAGAAGAAAAAATTATTTTATTTTCTTTAGGTGAGTTTTGGGTATAATATGCTATCGAATCATCCGATTCACAGAATTCATATTCTCCTTGTCTAACAAAGAGTTCTTCTAAGTATTGTTTGATTCTATTTCTTTGTTTGCCATAAGAATGTAATTCTTCTTCTGACCTAATCCGAGATTTACGATTTTCTTTATATTGGTGGTAGAACCTTTTTCTAGTGATAGACCCATCTTGGCCATCCCAAAAAACAACAATTTTATCTAATCGATGAATTTCAATTGTTCTTCTTAATGTGTTGATAAAATGATAAATCCCACCAATATGTTCTCCCTTATAAAAGTGATTTTTTAATCCAAAAAAACCAATAGTAAGTAAATTATCACCATCTACTAATAATACATTAGACATTAATCATCACTCTTATAGGGTTAAACAAAAATTAATCTTCTTCTTCGTAATCGTAAGTTGTTGATTCTGCTAAATCAAAATCGCTAACACCCAATTTCTCTTTCCAAAAATTTGAATGTTCTTTTTTATACGTTTCTAACGCTTCTTTGGTGTCTGAAATGTATCCGTTATGAACTACAATAACTTTACCGTCTTTATAACCTAAACCGTTAACGTGGTTTTTAAGGATTGAAATTTTAGTTCTAACTGCATATGCAATCTTTCTACCATCTTTAACTGCGTCAATGTGGTTGATTCCTGATTTCTTTTGATTTCCGAAAAGGAAAACTAATGCTGACGCTAACCAAAGAGCTTCACCACCTTTCGCTTTAATTTCAGGTTGACCAAATGGATTATCAGGTAATTCAACCCATGGCTGATTAACCACCACCATTGTCAAGTAATATGGATTTTCTTTAGTTGGGTAATCTTCCTTTTTTGATTTTGTAATTCTCGCGTGAATACCCATACCTATTTTGTCAGAGAGTACACTTGCGTTGTGTTGTTTACCACCTTTACCATCAAAGGTCATTTTACAAGGTATCGAACCAATAGAATCCCAACAGAATAAAATATGTCTCGGAATTTCACCTTTTTCATGAGCTTCAATAACTTCGTTCATAAAATCAGTTGCTTGTTCGATGTATTCAAATGAATCGTTAAAAATGAAATCACCGACCCATTCTCCATCAGAGTTTTTCTCGGCTTGGAATCCTAGTTCAAGAGCATGTTCCCATTTCCATTTTCTTTCGGTTATGATTAAGACTGGTAAATGACCTTTCTTTTGTGCGTCAACCGCGGCTAAAATCATTGCGGTTGTTTTTGATGAGTTAGTATGTCCTAAAAACATATTAATGTTACCCATCACAGGACCTGGTAGCCCACACGCATTATTAAACGCTTCACCACAGTAATAAAAATTCTCGTCCTTGTATTTTGTTTTAGTGGAGAATTTGGATATATAATCGAATTCTTTTTTCTTGATTGCCATTGTATGAATAATATTTTTAATTAAAAAAGAAGAACTTGGGCACAATATCTATGTATGTACCCAAGTTCACTTTAATTAGAACGGTAAATCATCGTCCCCTTCAGCGTCTTCTTGTGGGTCAAATTCGGGGGTTGAGGTCTTTACGGGAGCAACGGGTTTGGACATTTGAAACTCTTCTGTCGAGTTTGAAACATACTTACCTGTGGTGGTATCCCATCTTGGGACTTCACCTTTAGCAACCATTTCTAAATATTCTTCTGGTTTTTTAGAGTATACATCACCCCAAACCAACTCGTCATTCAACCAAGTTTGTGCCACATCATTATCGGTATGTAGTGGTGATTGGTCCTCGGGAATTATTGAGGTGATACTTGTGTACTCTCTACCATTACCCGCTTTGGTAAGATTCAAATTGATAATCAAATCCCTACCTTTTTGTGGGTCGGTAATATCTCCTTTGTTTTTGAAAAGAGGGTAAATTTTGTCCAATACACCTTCACTCTTAGTGTTGTGCTTGAATCTCCAAAATTTTACACCGTCTTGTTCTCTTTCTCTATCGATTACTTTGACAATATAAAATTTACGTGAGCGATACTGACGAGCTAAAACCTTGTCTTGTTCGTCTCCAGTCATCATAAGACCTTCGTAGACCTCGTTCAAGGGTGAACGTTTTCCGTCTTTACTTGGGTCATATAATTTAATCCAATTACCGTCGACTTGTACTTCATGAAAGTACGCCTCTTTGAACGGTGAACCACCATCGTCAGATGGGAGTATTCTAATTCTTCTTTCACCACTTCTTTCACCTTTTGGTAACAGGGTGGTAAAATACTTTTTCATTCTATCCTCTTGGGATACCTTGTTTGCACTGCCGCCCGCGGCTTGTTTGTTTTTTTCGTACTGTGCTAGTACTGATTCTACTGTTGACATATTATTTGTTTTTAAATTGTTAGAAATGTATTTCTATGTAAAGTATAGACAAAAAAAGTCAGATTACAAAATCTGACTCTTCTTTTTTTAAAAAATATTTTCGAGGGTTACTCTAAAGTTAAAAGATACAACAATTTGTTCAAAGAACCAAGTATCTCATCCCTTAAGTTTAATAGGTCCGTATCTTCGGTCTCATCTAAATCCATAGAAAACTCAATAAGAGCTTTGGTACAAACCTTAATCATATCAGTCGGGTTGATATCGGTCAAGTTTACCATTTCGATTGACTTTGTGTCATCTTCTAAAGTAAATCTACCATATTTACCCATTGATATCTCAACAAACTCATCTATAAGGTCATTTAAAGTATCATAAGTCTTACCAAACGCCTCGTGTCTGGCGATTCCTTTTGTTTGCCAATGAAATATTCTTAATTGAATTTGTAAACCAACTAAAAAGTTTACTTTAGTACTTAAATTCATCTTCTTCTGTTTCTCCGTTGAATGTATCCTTTATCATATCGGTGGAATAATTGTCAATATCTTGTTTGGTTAAAACATATTCATTTTTACCACTTTGTTCCATTTCAGATTGTTTTTGTGAGAAAAATTGTTGTGGGTTTAGATTGAACGGATATGAATCAAGTGAACGCATCTCTAATTTTTCTTGAGGTGTTTTTTCTTTCATCATATCGACCTTGTTACCTAACTCCTCAATTTTATTCATTACCGCGTCCATTTGTGATAATTTTTGTTCCAAGTCGGTTAACTTATCAAATACGGTATCCATTTTACTTACCACACCACTATTGTCTGATTTAGTATCATCTAAATCTTTTTTAATTGATTTTGTCATGTTTACTAAATCTGTAATATCGATTTCTTCCGTGTCTTCAGACGGTGGAGCACCCGCCGCTGGCTCCATAGGTGTAGCACCCGCTACCGGGTCGGCTGGCGGAACATTTGGGTCCGCGGGTGGTACGTTAGGGTCAACAGGTGCGGCGTCGACTGGTGGTGGAACATCTCCCTGTTCCAATAAAGTAGTTGTGTATTTATTAATCGCGTTATATCTCGCGAGTTCTTCCATAAGTGTTTTTTCTAATTTTTTCATAGTTAGTCTTGTAAAAGTTGTCTACCGTCTTCGGTTATAAATTTTTTATTTATTCTTTCAACTATACCATCTTTAGACCTGATTACGTAACATTCACCAGTTTGAAGGTCGCATTCTTCTCTTTCCATCCCGTCTCTCGAAACAGATTTTACTTGTTTTGGATTGTCCATATAGTTATCCAAAGTTTTATTTAATTTTTCGTTGTTCATGGTATTTTCTTATATAAATATCTAAAAAAGTGGAAAACTTATATTTTAATCCATTTTAAAGTAGACCACATCTCCATCGTACAATTTTAATTCTGACATTAGTTTTGATGACATACCCATACCTATTGTGGTTGAATTTGGTCCGACAGCGATAGGTCCCTCAACAACTATTGACCCAACGGATTTATCTAGTTGATAACTTGGGTTTACGGTCAACGTCGTATTTGTTTTAGGGTTTTTAAATGTTGTTTTTGCGGTTTTGATAATGTCAATCGTTATACTCCTTGATAATTGGAAATACGTATTGAAAAATTTATAATTTGAATCTTTAACATCTGACCAAGCGATACCGTTTGCGATGTTAAATCCTTGTGCATCTTCTATTGGGTATTTTTCACCACCCATCTTATAGACAACAGTTCTCAACCATTCTTCATTACCATTTTTAACTTTTTGAATCAAACGAGTTTCATTGTATCCATTATATGGTACCCCGAATCTATTGATACCAACTTCTTGAATTACCGATTCGCCTTGCACTAATTTACCTTGTCTATCTGTCACATAAGGAACCCCTTGATAGATTACATTTTCTTGACTATCGGGACCCACATTTCGTTGTTTAATTTTTGCAATAGCTTTAGATTGAATCTTATCAAATAAAACTCTGTAACTTGCAACAAAGGAATCTTTAGGGTCAGGTAGAGATGTGTATGGAATTCTTGTTCCTGAAAAATTCGTTGATATCGTGTTGGCCCTAATATTATGTGAAACCTCGGTAATCCAATATGAACCTCTAAACATAGGAATGTTTTTAAGATAGAAAAACATTGTAGGTTGTATCATAACATTACCCATAGCGGTAACACCACATTTATATGATGCTTGTTTGTAATAATCGAATAAACTAACATCAACATTATGTACACCCGCACCCGATGCGGACCTTGATAAATCCTCCAAAACTTGAAAGGATTCTGAGGAATTTTTAAGACTTGATTGGTCTAAAGTAACCCCTTTGAAAACCCCTTGATTTTGGTCACCAAAACTTACTTCAAACGCAACAACTCTATTTGATTTGGATAAATCATTTTGTGAAAAACCTTCCAATGAGGTGATTAGTAGTGGGTTGTTTGTCTGACTACCAATATAAAAACTGTCATCAACAAACTTGTACGCCTTACTGTTTGATAAGTCGGGTCTCTTAGATGTTTGACCAACTAGTTGTATGATAACTTTTGGTGTTGCTTCCTGATAATCAACTTCTAAAAATGTACCAAATAATGTGGATGCCACTTTTTTGGATGGTGTAATTTTATTTTTATTTGTTAAGTTATTACCATAAAAATTAATGTATGCCGGTAGTGCTCTCATATCAAGACCAGTACCTTGTATTATCATTGATATGGCGTTATATAAAGGTACTGAGGAATTTTTCGAATCTAAAAGAGGTGTAAACTTATCTATATTAAGATAAAATTTATCACCAATATCTCTGTTTGCTTTATCTAAAAATAAAAACTCTTCCAATAACAATCTCTGACCAATAGAATTACCGGCAGTCCATTTATCATTAAATGATTTCATGGTGTTATATAGTTCCAATTTTGTTTGTGTCGAATTGTAACCTCTAAACATATCAATACTAGCGGCAGGATTTGAGGTTGCACTACTTTGTAGTTTTGGAAACTCTTTTATAACTAAAGTCAAGAACAGACTAAGTCTAGCTTCAGCACCATTTGCCACCAAAGTACCGGAGTCATTTTTTAAAAGTATTGAATTTTTTAAATACGTCCTAAAGGCTTCTTTAGTGTTAACCCCCCCTGATTTTCTATATCCACCATATATTTGAGCCATGGGTCTGTGACTCTTAATATTATCTTCGGTCAATTTGATGTCCATAGTGCTGAAGAAATTAACGTAGTAGTTATCAATATCTTCACCTATGTAAAGTTTAATATAGTTCAGATTTGTTGTTGTTAAATCTGCCGAACTAAATGTGTCAGGACTGTAGGTTGAAAGTTCATTTATTTTTGCAAAACCATAATACGAGTATGGGTCAATTTCTTTAGGGTTAGCCAGTGTAAATTTAATTAAGTTTGAGGAGCTAAGTATGTCTGTTGTAATTGATTCGGTATTATTTTTTTGTCTTTCTTTTAATGTCGTACCTATCAATGTATCAATATCATTACCATCTGTGTCCTTTTTCTCAACAACAGAAATCTTTTTTAATAAATCCTGAAATTTAGGATAACTAACATTTCTAAAAATAATATACGGTATTTCTTCGTTGATTTTTTCACTGGCAAAATCTAAAAAGAAACTTTCAAAATATTCTAATATTTGTGGACTAAATGTACCAATTAAATCTAACGCTTTTTTATTGTTAGAAGATAGGGTAAATGTGTTACCTGTGCTTCTAAAATATTCATATGGGGTTGGAAATGTTTGACCACTAAAACTTGTTGATAGGGTATCATTCAAATACCAAATAGTTTTAAAACTAAGTTCTTCCGCCAACGTAAAAGTATTGTTGTTGGCAATATTACCATATTCATGACCACCCATTGAAGGTAATAATGTGTAGTTCTTATCGGATGTGATGTATTTGGAATTATCCATTACAACGTCCCAATAATTCATTCCACTTTTTTCTCTAACTCTGTGTAGAAGTTTTCCTGAAGAGCTAGTAGTTGAATAGGATATATTTCCTAAAGAAGAATTATAAGTTGTGTAATCATTCACTACTTGACTGTATATACCTTGGTAGAAAGGTTTAATTCCGACATTTGTATTCCCCGAATACGTCACACCTGACGTTGAGCCGGTCGTTGTTGATACTCTCGGTGTAATATCAAAAGTTATAAATTCATCATATTCCGCATATATTGTGGCATTCGTTAAACCTGTCAATGGTGTTAAAGAAATTGTGAATCCTGTTGAACTTGTTATGTTTGTAATAATCGTGTTTGGTGATGTTTGACCAGTGCCCGATAATACACTTACCGTCATTCCTGTTTGTAAACCTATAGTGCTTGGTACGGTTACCGTGGTACCTGTACTATTTGCATTCGTTGATGTGTAGGTTATTAAGGTGCCGTTATTGTCAAAAAGTGTTTTTCCTGTTAGAGGATTTGAAACATAACTTGGGTTTATACACCCATTAAGAATATCATACCCATCTATTAAATGTGTCTTATACCTGTGATATATTGAACCCCATTTTAATAATAAGTGATAAGGAATAAAGTGAGTAGATGAAACTTCCCTAAACAAAGATGATGTTAATATCGATTTACCGTCAAATGTTATTTGGTCGTCTAAATCAACAAACGGTAAGGAGTTTAACAACAAATATGCAGAACCGGCATATCTTCCTTTTAATGTTGATTTGTTAAAATCAGAATATAATTGATTGTGAAAATATGGTGTATTTAAAATTGAGGTTGTGTTTCCCGATATTTTAATTGTGTTTGTAAAAAAATCCGTATTACTAGCGGTTGACTTAACCCACGATTTGGAATTTATGGGTGAACAAACAAACCCTTGAGAACTGTTTATTTTGAGAATACCTTCAAACTTAAAATTTTCTTTTCCAAAACTTTGTTTTCCTAAATAATTAAGATATGTCGATGAGTTAAAAGGATATATGTCCGTTCTATATTCTTCGGCTTGATAATCTACTAATATATCATTTAATTCGTCTTCTTTTAAATCACCGGTTGGGTTTGTTGCCCCTTCATCGTATTTTTCAAATTTAAATGGTTCTTCTAAAATATTTGAAATATAATCTGTTGAAGGTAGTGAATCTCTAAAATAATTGAATTTTTCAAATGGTGAAAGACCGGGAATATATCCCGAATATTGAAATTCTACCTTAGGTGTACCATTTGCATTTTTCTCTATAACACCATCTGTTTTTTTTATTGGTGAAGATTGTATGTTTATTAAACTACTTACACTTGTTATTTTTTTAGCTAACTCAATTAAATCAGAGTCTTCTGAAATTAATTCTTGAATATTTTTAAATTCTTCTTTAGCTAATTTTTCAATCATGGTGTTGTTAAAAGAATCAAACAGTGTCATGTATTTGATTCTTTCATAAAATTCGTACACAAATGATGCGTAACTTTTATCAATAAAAGGTATGTTTTCATTTATAACATCAATACCCGATAAATCTTCAATCTTTTGATTTTCGGTATTTGAATCGAATACGTAGTTTACGTTATTTCTTGTTGGTTCGTTATGGACATTGGTTTCAATTCTATTGGTTACGATTTTTATAAATTCTTCAATAAAATCAACTTCGGGCCATAATGTTTTATCATATGATTTTAACTTGTGCACCAACTCTTCGTCACCCGGATATGCAACAACATTTTGTTTTCCCCCGACTTGTGGTTTTTTAACTTCAGGCCAAGGGTAGATATTTTCACCTTTTGATTCTTTAGATAAATTTGTAAGGACTTTTTTTCTATTATTTGCTGCCTCGAATGCTTTATTGTGAACATCTTTCATTAATCTTATAAAGACTTCAGCGTTTGCCAACAAAACAGCGAACATATTTCTCACTGTTGGTTCAAATCCAAAACCGAATTCTTTACTCTTAATAACCTTATTCATTTCGGTTTCGACATCATCCTCTACTTTTTTTCTTTGTTCTTCAAACGATTTTCTAATCTGAAATATGTCCTCAAAAATACCATCTATGTGAACAACGACTTTTTTATCGTTTAATACTTTATAATAAGAATCGATATTTTTAATATTTCTGATTGAAACTCTTTTAAAATTACCCGTAGTTTCATTTAATAAATCTTGCGTCAATAATTTAGATTTATTCATTGCACTGTTGAAACTCACTAAAAAGAGTTCAAGAGCACCAGGTTCTCTTCCAAGTATTTTTTTTGTTTCTGTTTTGTTTTTAGAACTCAAATAAAACCACAATTCACTAATCTCTTCATTGTTTGTTGCGGTTTTATTAAACGAAGCATATTCTTGGGATAAGTTCGTTTTTCCCCAAGCTTTAATAGAGTTTTCAAAGTCGTTAATTATACCGTCTATTTCTTTTATACCAGAAAAGACCTCCATACTTACTTTACTGAAAACTTGTTGTTCTAAAATCTTGTCGAGCGATTCTGCAATATATCCAATTTCTTTAAGTGTTCTAACCGGAAATCCCTTAGGTATTAATCCTTTTTGTTCGTATTGTCTATAGACCGATTTTAAAATCGCATAACCTCTTGATGATTGAGAGACCCTTTTTTCATAAAGACCAGTTTTTTCATTAAATGTTGCGTTTTTGGTTTCCTCCGTCAAAAACATATATGGGCAGTTGATAATCGCGGACAATGGTATGTCGTTTAACCATGCAAATGTTGAACCAACAAATGTTGTTGCTATTTCAAAATTACCGTTTGATTCATTGAACTTTGAAGAAAATTTGGTCATATGCAGTCTGTATCTGATTGCTTTACCATAATAACCTTTAACGGTTAAATAAAATATTGGCCACGGTAAATGGAAGAAAGCCCTATAAGGTGAATTCTCGGAAGACTCAAAAAGTGTTTTACCTCTAACGTCAATAAAGTTAATTGATACTTGAGGCACGAAGTTTGCACCCTTAACCGCAATTTCTACCGAGTCAATACCAAAAGATTGACCGGTTGGGTCTTTGAATTGGTCTTGTCCAAAAGTAACATCATATCCATCTTTATATGTTGATTCTTGACCTTGAATTGGTTTTGGGACAAACGCGTCTGTCCAAGTGGTGTCAAAATTTCCATCTCCACTTGCGTTCTTTAAAAAATTCAGATTTCCTTTTGCAATCTGAGTTAGTGTGTTTCCTACGTTGTTGTCGGCGATAAGCGTTGTTCTCGGAATTAAATCAGCTTCCAAGTTCACATACATTACTAAGTTTTCCTGTTTGAGACCTCTTGGTTGTACTTCACCGTTTGAATCTACAACACTGTTTGGGTCAACATAAATAAGATTGTTTTGGTCAACTTTTACAAGTATGTTTTCATTGTTTGGGTAATCCTTATTGTTCGCCATAATATAGATTATACAATTCTACATTTCTTTTATAATCTTGTAAAGACGTTGTTAAAGGAAATGGTATTCGAATAACAAAATTATCGGGTATTTCAAACTCAAGACTACCAGCGGTTGGGTTTGCTTGTAAAATCATCCATCCAAATACGGGAGACCCGTAATAATCCTGTGATATTTTGTCTAGTCTGTCTTTACCTTTTTTAAAAAACATGTATCTATCCGTTGTTTTAATTGGTATTTCAATACCCGGCACAATCCTAAACTTACCATCTTCCACAAAAAATTGGTATCTATCAAAATATTGTCTACTCATTTAATTTTGTTTTTATAATAATTAAGTTTATCATCAACATCATTAGTTTCTGAGAATATTTTTTTTGCTTCATCAATAATTGTTTGATTTGTTTCCTCCGCAGTTGATGCAATACCAAATTTGATGTCTTTACCGGTTCTCCTCTTTTTAAATTTTGTTAATTTGAACTTTTTTTCTTCGGGTTTATTAACAAATTTTTCTAAACGATTTTTTAATTTATTTTTAAGTTGGTTTGAATATAACGACGGGTCTTTCAATTCGTTTATTATAGAATCAATATCTTTACTATCTGACAGTAACTGCGACATTAAGAAATTAAAATCTGACGATTGGACGGTTGGGTTTAAAAAAGTTATATTTGTTGTTAAATCTTCAAAAAGTTTTGTGGTGTTTTTATCGATGTAATCAATACAGGTTTCATATTCATCGTATAACATATCAGTAGTAAATCCACTCATAGTGATTGCCTGTACTTTTCCATCGGTAACAGTTGCGTCTTTACCATTCTTTATAACGAAATTAACTTTATCTAAATTATTGATTAATTGATTTCTTGCAACATCTAATTCTGAAAATAACGTTTCAGTCAATTCGTTTATTTTTTCTTCAATTTTTTTAATCAAAAATTTTTTAATTAATTCATTTGTTTGTGTTGCCAATGCTCCCGATAATTCTTTGTCAAAACCAAACATGTTTACTAAGTAAGTATTCGATGAATCGTTAATAAAAGTAACTAACCCTGTTTTTAATCCGGCAGCATAAATACTAAGTTCTTTTGTCTTTTTGTGTAATCCGTATAATGTTAAAGTTTTACCGGGTGATGGTGACATAGATGTGTAAACATCATATTGATTAATTGGTCTATAATCACCTTTTAATACCATGGTCGTAATGTCTCTACCAAACTTTTTATAGATATTATTATATGTAGATGTAAACTTCGTAAAATAGTTTTCTGTGGAGGTAAAAACAGATTCGACCAGTGTGGTGTAGTTCATGTTAGTTTGTTCCTTTACTCCCATGAATTGTCCGTCTTTTACATTATTTGTATTTTCGGTTTGTCCGTTTGAATTTATTTTATTAGAATATGTTTGATTTAATTTATCTAAAAACTCACGAGTAAATTCTTCCGCCTTTTGTCCCCCAATCGTTTCATTAGTTGATATTGACCTTTCATCGTACATTTCGGTATTAGCAAAGAAGTTTGAAGATAACGCGTTTTGTAATCTTTCTACGGGTTTTGAAAGTCCTTGACCCCCAATAAAGTTAATACTTAGTGTAACAGTTGCAATCATGGGTTGAACACCAATACCTTCGGGATTTAAATCCCAAAGTATTTGTCCACCGTCATCATATGAAATATTAACATCTCTTATTACGATTTTTGAATGGTAGAAATCACCAATTCTAATTACACAAATAGGTGGTGGTCCAAATGAAGTGTTTCGGGCTCTAACGTCTGAATCTTCAGAAATACCTTTTATTGGTATTGTATCACCAGGTCTAATACACTGAAGTAGGAAAGTTAATCTACTGTTTAACCCTTCAGGTGTTGTAGAGTGAAAAGCTGGATGAAAATATTTTAATTTTTCTTTTAATGATGAAAAAACTATAGGGTCGGTGTCTTCTAATTTTTTAAAGTAAAAACATTCAGAAAGAGTTTTAGCAATAATCCTTTTTAATGGGTCAATCGCGGGTCTTCTTGATGGTGGTGTAATCGTAGTTTCACCATTTTCTTCAATTCTTGTAACAGGTGTTGGTGTGGGTGTTGGTGGTTTAGGTTTTTCTGAATTATCATTATAGGACATCTCAACAATAGTTTGCCTACAGAAAAACGCAATCGGTGAGTACACTTTTAAGTCGGGAACTTTAATAAAGTCCTTATCAATACATTGTTTATCGGGTTGTTCCCCGGTGAATTTTTCACCATAATTAACGGATTCAATTATTATCTTCCCGTCATAATCATAACCAAAAGATTTAAAATCGTATTCTTTGATTATAACAATTGGTTGTCCGTTTTGAAATATAACTTTATCATTATCTCCGTTATTTTTGTTTTGAATTTCAAATTTTTCGGGCCATTTCATAGGCGGTTTAGTTGCGGGTGTTGAAGCGAGTCTTTTAAAAACATCTTGTAAAACAGAATGACTTCTTCTCAATGCTAATCTTTCGTTGTAATCAGCTGTTGCTACTGACGAACAAGAAGATGAAATACGTATTTTAATATCTTGAGCAGTCTTACCTGATAGTGAATTTTTTATTTCACTTAATTTTGACGTATATTCATTAAACGCCGTGTCCGCTTCATCAAAGTAATCTCCGATTTTTGTTTTTTGTTCTAAAATATCTTGTGTGGTAATTATTTTTGATTCATCACCAAAAATGTACGACTTTTCTTTTTTTACTTGTGTATCGGTTTGTGTTAAACCCGTTAATGTATTTAGTGCGGTTTCTAATTTAGTTTCATAATCACCTTTTCTTAATTTGAATGTATTGTATAAATCACTGTAATCATTAACAGTATCAACATCTAAACTTGGTCCTGGTTTATCATTTTCATATTTTAAATTTATCAAAAATGGACCTTTTTTCTGTGAACCAGAACCATTACCTTGTGTGGTCGTGTTTGTTGGTTCGGATTCGACAGGGAACTCTGTAGTGACCTTATATTGTTTTATTGTTTCAGGACTTTTCCCATTGTTTAAGAACGCTTGAATTAATTTAATATCATTCGTGTCTAATTGAGCGAACCTTCTTATAAGTTCATAAAAATCTAAGTCTTCACATCCAGCAAAAAACGCATTAATATAGTTTTCAGATTCTTCATTTGACATTCCTTTAAAATATTCTCTAACCAATAAATTCAAAATACTTGGGTGGTCAACAACAACCTTGAATGATAATTGACCACTTCTAGATGTGTCTTGGTATGTGTATATTGGTTCAGGTCTACCTAAGAAAGTGTTTTCTTGCCATCTAGCTTGGTTGTTTTCACTTATTTTTAAATCGTATGGTGGGAACCACATAACTCTACCTCCGTGTGGCCCTCTTTCACAGAATGGTAAATCACTATAAGTAAATCCTGGTGTATTTGATGTTTTCCATGCTAAGTTTTCAATAGAAAACATATATTTTTTAGCATAAAATCCATCACCAGTTGGTGACTCAAATATGTTGGTTGAGTTTTTTGCGCCGAAAGAATTTTTGAAACTATTTTTTGCGTCGTAGTTTCCACTTGACATGGGCGCAATATTGATATTCCATGGTCTACTTTCACCTCCTAATATACTATCATCAAATTTTCTGATGTTAGCAGTTTTTTTCATGGTGTCAGAATAATTCATATAAGACCTGTCTTTAGTCCAAACTCTACAGTATTCTGCACCTGTTTCTTGTTTATATTGGTCAACGAATTTTATTGCGGAACCTCGTGACAACATACTGTCTCCTTCTTTGAAAATTCTACTTGTTTGGTCAATAACATTACCGACGTGAGTTCGTGTCGCTTGGCCGTCTTTCGGCATCGAATCTAAAATCTCTTGGGTTTTACCTAATATAGAATCATCTCTAAATCCGTATTTTGTTGAAATTGAATTGTTATATGCATCACTTTCTCTTGATTGGAATTCTTTATTCCATAAACCAATTTTATTTTGTGAGTTTTTACTTATCCATGTAAGTTTACTACTAATTGGTCCTCCTTGTGATATATTTGTTTGTCTTTCAAATAATGACGCTTGAACGGGGTCAAACATAAGACTTAAGTAGTAACTACTTTTTACCATGTTGTCATTAAAATCAGACATGGTATATTTTACATCCTCACTTCTGTCATCTCCAATGTATGCAACTCCTTTTGGTGCTTCAAGACCTAAAAAGTTTTTTATTCCTCCCGCAACATTATTTGCAAAATTGAAAAGTTTTGATGATTGTTGAGACCTGGCGGTAGTAGTATAGTTCGGTGCATATGTAGAAAAAGACAATTGGTCAAATAGAATTTGTTTCTGACCTTCTCCCATATACTCAATCATTAAGTCTGATGGTTTTCTTCCTAATTTTGGTCTTCTTTGAATACCAACTAAACTACCTAACACACCTGTAACATCTTGCAGTATTGCCCCCGCTTCTGTTCTTGGTGTTGGTCTGTTTACAATTGGGTTTCTTGGGTTACTCAAATAGTCACCCGGTATTTCACTAAACGGTAATTCAATACCTGAAACCGTTTGTAAAAAGTCAATACCCTTACCCAATAAACTACTGGCAACTGTAATCTTATAATTTTTTTCAATTAGAGGTTCTCTACCTGTGATTAGATTTATTGCTGTCGCTGAGTTACCATCTAAGGCGTCTAAAACCCTTATTCTACCTGAAGTGGCCATTTCTAAATTTTGTTGTAATCTGGCTAATACAGGTCCTTGTTTATTTTCTCTAATATTTTGTGTGGCAAATTTCATCAACCTTGAATCATCTTCAAAGTTTTGACCCGCCATAATACTAACTAAATTAGTTGTTTGAGGTTCAAATGAATTAATATAACCGGCGGATAAAATACCACCGTTTAATTGTGATAACGTTGGTAATGACGTGTTTGTGTATTCTTCAATAGTACTATTGGGTGGAATGTATAGGTTAATAAAATTTTGACCAAAGTATACCGCCCAATTCGTTTTAACGTCACCCGGGTCAACATTGGCAAAATTACTTAGATTTTGAATAGTATAATTTGCATCCGTGAACGTTTGAGGTCCATTCGGTCTATTCAGAGTTTTTGAAATTAAAAAATCTCTAAATGTTTTTGTAGTATTAAAATCTAAGTAGGTTGGCATTTACCTTATAAATAGAAACATTTTATTTTTATCCTCCCATTGGTCGAAAGGTATAACTTCCGAACTCGTCCATTATTCCATTTCTAACATCATTAGCGGTGCTCGGACTACTATACATTGCTCTTGTCATTGCATCCGTCATGTTGGAATCTGATTTAACTGTAACATCAATTTTTTTAGGCGGTTCTGAACCTGAAGTTGTTGGGCTTTTTGACATTGCGTTTAGGTCTTTTAATGCATCCTTCCCCAATACTCCTGATTTTTGAAGTTCTTCCATTGAACTCTTTAATGTTCCTTGTGTATTTTTCCCTACCTCGTCAAAAAATTTACTTAATTCAGCACCTTTACCACCAATCTCAGCTGAGGTTGATGCTTTTAATTTGGAACCTAAGTTATCTTCTAAGTATTTGTCAACGTCCGCAAGTGGTTGTCTAAATCCACCCGCAGCTCTAACTTTAGCTAAGGTTAACAAAGCACTTACATCTTTTTGAATATTTTGTGTCGTTGTATATTGGTCACGAGCAATGTCTTCAACAGACATTTCTTCAAACGCTTTTTGGTTTTCTAACAATCCTTTTGCTAAATCAGGACCTAAAGCATCTAACGCAACTTTTGTTTCCTTAATACCTAATTTATCAGCCAATGATTGTGGAATATCGATAATCATTTGACCTCCCTCCATTTTGGAAATATTGGTTAAGAACTCTTTTTCTTTTTCATCAATCTGTAATCCTGATGACAATAACGCCGTTGCCGCTGACGCTCTTTCAGATGATTTAATGGCGGTTTGAGCAAAGTCTTCATAAGACATTCCAAGTTCTTTTGCTAACGCTTTTGCTTTTCTGAGATTAGCACCTGAAATTTCAAACTTACCCAACTCGGTATTGTATGTTGTTAACGAACCCGCAACACCAATTAAAGCGTCTTGTAATCCGCCAGCGTCATTGGTCGCCATATACATTAATTTTAGTGGGTCGTTGAAATCACCAATAGCCCCACCAATTGCTTGTAATTCAGCGGACAAAGCAATTGCTCTATCTGGGTCAAACAAATCATCCGCTAATCTGAATACATCATTCATGTTAACTTTGAATTCGATTGATTTTTGAACCATTCTTGTTAACCCATCATAACCACCTTTAAAACCATATGAATTTAATTTACCTATATTTTGGTCAATATCTAAAACCACTTTTCTGGCGTTCAGACCTAATTCCAATGAACTTTTACCGGCTTTATCTATTTGTACAATCGCATCTTTCGCACCAATTCCCACTTTATCAAATCCGTCAATAGCACTACCTAATTTATCTAAATCACCGTAAAATGCCCTCGCAGTTTTTTGAGATTCGATTAAAACATCCTTACCAAATGTTGTCATTTTACCAGTGTTTTTAACCATGTCAATTGCATAATTTGCAACGTCCTCAAAACCAAAAGCCATTTGTGTCGCAGCCGGTAGTGTATCGATAATATTGGTTCTAACTTCTCTAGATAATTCACCTGTAACACCTAATTCAGCGTTCACCTGATTTCTTAACTTTACTTCTTGTTTTAGTATTTGGGTTACACCTTCCATAACTTTACTCAATCCCGTACCAACGAGACCCATTACCATATCACCTGCGTTTTTAGATTCCCTTATAACGTCAAAAAGACCTTTGGAAACTTCGCTTAATTGAAAAATAGTATCTTGAGTACTTTCAAGTGTGGATGATTGATAACCTAAACTTTGTTGTGATATATCTTGCGTACCAAGTAATCCTGTTACAGTTGATTGAACAGCACTGGTTACTTTACCAGTTTGACCACCAGTAGATGCGTTTGTTGTTTGTGGTGCACTTGATGAATATGCGGTGTATTGATTATCAATATAACTTTTTACATTTGGGTCATTACCATTTATACCCGTATTTTCCTGAAGCACTTTAGCAAAGAACCCATTGTAATCTTTTCTCGATGCAAGTCTTTTAGCATCATCGGATATTCTAATGTTCATATCTATAAATACTATTTAGGAGAGTTTTCCAATTCAAGAATATACTCAACATAATATCTACGTATAAAAATTGGCATGGTGATAATGTCACCATAACTAAAACCTTTTTTGATTAAAAACAATATTTCATCTAACTGTCCTTTCTTATATTCCATAGAAAGGGCGAAAAAACTCCACCCCGAATCCAATTTCTACTTGGACATCTTCTCCTGACGGGGTTTTTACTGTTTTTGTTAAATCAATTCCTGGTTTATTTTCTTTTACAAATTTTCTAAAATCTTGAGAGTCTTTAATTGGTAGTCTCTCAACAAAATTGTGAATGTTCATCATATCACGGTTACCCTCAACAGATTTAATCATCATTTCTAATTGTTTAGTGACAACAGGTGCAACACCTTGACCATTCCAACTCTTTTTTAATTCTTCTAAATCTCTTTCTTGTTTTAGTGTCAAAAATTTAAAAGTTACTGAGATTTTAGACTTTTCCATAAAGTAAGAATACTCACCATTAGAATCGGATTCTAAATTAAAATCTTTGAATTTTAATTCACTCATATCAACAGAAACTGTAAAATCTTTTTCTGTCTTTGGGTCCATTAAATGTAATTTGTATTCAGGACCAAATGCGGTGTTTCTCAAAAATATTAATACCGCTTGTCTATCTTCTTCAACAATGTCCTCAACTTGAATGTCCTTATCTAAAATTTTTCTTCTTAGTAATTCATCAATTACACCGTTAGTCGCAATTAGGTTTTGTGCAGATAGTACATTTTCATCCGCGGCGGTTAAATACGCAACTTTAAGTGATTTCTTTTTATTTTGATAATGTATACCTCTTGAAGGTAATTCAACAACATCGTACGCAATTGTTGGGTCGACTCTAAATTCTTCCATATTTTTTTATTTTATAACTAGTATAATTTACAAAAAGTTATAAAAAAAGTAAAGGTCTCCTTTTGAGAGACCTTTATTGACAGATTTTTTATTTTTTGATTAGTATACTAATATACATCTATCCATTCTTAACGAACAAGTGATAGATGCAATATCATCTCTTGAATAATCAAGTTCGTTAAAGTTTAAGTCGGTAATGAAAGTTCCTTGAAGAATCCATTTTTCAACCACAACCCCCGTTGGGTCTAACATTTCTAATTCAATATCTTTCTTATATCCAGCCGCGTAACCCATACGACCTGTAACTGATTCAGCGTGTAGACGGAACCACTCCATCAATGCTTGAGCCGCTGAAGGTCCGATAGGGTCTTTGAAGGTTACTCTTATCTCATTCCATTCAAATCTACCAGCAACGTATGTTGATGTGTTGATAAAAGGAATTGCAACTGAATTAATTTTTGCACTTGGTCTAGCACTTGATGTTACATACCATTCATTTATTCCCAATGAAGAGGGAAATCTTAATATGAATCGGTTAACTCTTTTCGGTTCGTAAGGAACCGGCATTTTCATTAATAAATCTGCCATGTCAATATTTGTTTTTTATTTTTTTTATTGTTAATCTTTCTTATAAATATCCTGTATATGAAAAAGAAAAAAAATCTTATTCATTACTTGATAATGTCAAATTTTTTTCGTATTTTTTCCATACTAGTACTAGATGCTAGTAAATATAGAACTAGACTAGATAAACTAGAATTAAAATAACTAGAACTAGAATACTGGAACATATACTGGGTAATTTATAATTTTATTTGTTTTATATTTAGTGTTTCCCTGTTTCACACTACAATTGTGTTCCACGTGAAACATAAAATAGGGAGGGTTTCCCCTCCCCTTTTTTTATTAGATATTATCGAATGACGCCCCTGTTGGTGTGATTATGAATTCAACATCGATGAATTCAAGAGCCCTTGTAGGTTTGATATAAATTTTACCTCTTAGTGTATTTGCATCAATGTCTTCTGGGTCATTGGATACCGTTACACGGAATTCATACAAACCTCTTTCTCTCTTAATTGCGTCCAATATTGGATTTACCAATCTTAAGAACTCGTTACGAACTTGGTCATCGTTTTGTTCAAACAACAACCTTATTGCTACCGCTGAAATTAATTTTCTCGCTCTTAACAATAATCTTCTTACGTTAATTCTATCCAAAGCTGATTCACGAACTTGAAGTGTTTTGTTACCCCAAATTATGGTACCAGTATCTGCAAATGTTGCAATAGGATTAATTCTAGCCTTATAAAGGTCATCTCTCTCATCCAATGTTAATTTCTTGTACGCTTTGATTGAATTAACCAAACCTCTTGAATAACCCGCCACCGCGAACCAAGGGAAAGATACATTATCGGTTAGTGCAATGTTTCTCAAAACCTCACCTGTTGGTGGTAAATAAAGTTGGGTCGCGTTATCGGCATCTCTCACTTGAATCCAAGGCCAGTAAACCGCTGAATAGTTACTATCAATCGCAACACCATCCAAAGCGTCTATCACCTCGTCTGCTGTACCATAATTTGGCGATGATATAACATACAGTGAATCCGCTCTGTCTTCCTCAATCATATCGATTGCATAAGATGTTAATGAACTGTGGTCGTAAAAGTTAATACCTGGTGTTGCAAAAATGTTTACATCCACCGCTTCAGGGTTTGAGAAAGTGTCGATACCTTGAGTGTAGGCGTAGTAGTCAGAGTTTCCTGACACCGTACTAAATACACCACCATTATTAGTATTACCACTTGTGTAAGTATTTTTACCAAAGATGAATCCGTCACCATATGTTCTTACGTTTCTATAGATATCCCAACCATCAAATCCACCATTTGCCGCAAATGTAAATTTACGATAGTTAATGTTTTCTAGTAAATTATTTAAACCTGTTTGACCTTCTAAATCATACGATGTAGTTAAGAAGGTTGTTCCTGTAAGGGTAGACGCGTTTGTCGACAAGTGAAAACCTTTTGTTGTTCCGGCCGCCGAAGTTCCTTTGAATTTGAATAAGTCTCTGTCGTATGTTACCATACCAACAGGAGTTGCTAAACCGAAATATGTTCTTCTTACTTTATCACCTGAAGATAATATTGGTGTTCCGTTTGCCTCATATCCTGTAGTTTGACCCGCGGTATAGAAATCTGTTTTATACATTACAGAACCTAAAGTTGATGAACCGAAAGATGTGTTATTTGTGAATCCTTTGAATCCAGCGGGATATGCGTCTGTTGGGTGATTGTCAGACATCACTAACATTATATAACGTGAACGTAATTCATATTCACCGTCAGAAGTACCCACTTTTTTAGCTACATAACCTGGTAAATCAGGATTCATTGAACATCTTGAATATTTTTCAAGTACAACTAAGTTTTCATCGGTATCATTGAAGTCACGAACAATTAAATCAAATTCACCCGTGTTTACATCAATGTTGATAATTGATATTTTCACTTCATAGTTTGCAGAATCACCATCAGAAACAGTAACAACTTCAAACAAATCGGCCACTTCACCACCTCTCACCTCAGAAACAACTGTTGGTGTCATTGGGGTGTCCCAAGAATATTTAAAGTTATTATTTTCAGTTTCATAAACTTCAGTCAAACTAAGACCTCTAATTAAACCTAATTCATATGCTCTTGCTAAATAATTTGGATATGCTTCATAAACATAAATAGGAATTTCACTTCTTAATCTGTCGTAGACATCAGAACCAAATACTTTTGTTACGTATTTTGAAGAAGAGGAGTCCATACTACAAGTATATGTTTTAGCTCCACTTGTTGAACCTGTAACATTAACTGTAAATTCCGCTAACGGGTTTGTTGTAATCCCTGTTCCTGATATTTGGAAATTAACGTTTGATGTGGTTTCTAAAGTCAGAGTCTGACCAACATATGAACCTCTTGGTCTAAACGCTAAAACAACCTGACCATCGTATTCTGTATTTAGTGTACTATTGTAAGTGTATTTTGTTACATCAAATTTTGTGGTACCACTGTTGTATACAAATAGATAAGAGTATACTTGAGTACCGGCAGTGTTTACTAAAACATTATACCATTCTTTGTTGTTGAAGTTTGACGCATTGTCTAATCCAGTCAATGGTGAAACTTCTTCCAATGTTGATGTTAGTGATGTTGTACCCGAAGTAGGAACATTACCCATGACAAACCATTGTCCGTGATTTGAGGATGTATTACCACTAAAGTTAGATACAATATAATTAGTGATGTAATTACCGTCTACAGATATTTTATCTGATAATTCACTGTAAATTGTACTTGCTGTAATGGTAGCCGTGGTTGCGGACATAGATAATCCCGTGGTCGTACCACTTAAAGAACCCAAAGTCACCCCACCAATTGTTTGCACACCATAAGTTTTTTGTGGTAAGTAACCTGTTAACCCTAATATTCTTGTTACAAATAACTGATTTGATTCCTCTAAATACGCTTTAGCGAAATAAGGTAATTCAAATTTTGGATTGTTGTTACCATCTTTCAGTGGAGTTGTTCCCCCAAAATATGACCTAAACTCGTCAAAATTTGTTATTAATACAGGTTCGAAGGCGGGACCTTTTAAGGTTTCACCCACCAAACCTAATGTGCTCACTCCAACACTTTGTGCTACGAATGTTAAGTCTTTTTCAGATGTGTATACACCTGGAGATACAAAAACTCTATTTGATGTTGCCATTTTTAAATTGTTTGGTTAATTAATTTTATTTCTTTATCAATAAATATCTTTGTTTTTAGCAAAGATTTCCTTGATTTTTTTAAAAATGGTACTTATAGATACTAATTTATCTTTTAGTATTAATATTTATCTTTATTATGAAAAACCCCTCAAAAAATATAAAGGTGAGTGAAAATCATCACCAAATGTTAAAAGAATATTGCGACAAAAATGGATTAAAAATTTACAAGGTTGTTCAGAAATGGATTGATGAACTTTGTAAAACAGGAAAGGTGAATGATTCACCTAAGAAAAAAGATATCTACGGGGATTAACTGAATATTATAAACCGCCAGGTGTTGAAGACGGTGTTGGTGTAACAGTTGGCGTTGGTGTTGGACAAATATAATTTGAAGATGTGTTAACGTAGTTTGAATACGTTTGTCCACTTGTTAAGGATGTTGTGTAAATTTCAAAACTACCAATTCTGTAATCACCAAATCCTCCGTCACCCATATTTGTAACATCCTCATGAGCAAGTAAATAGAATAGTCCTGACCCACTATTATAAGGGGCCAATCTATTGAAGGTTACATTACCAGCACTTACACCATTAACATATGCGGTTAAAGTTGACCCATCATATGTTATACCAACATAATACCAATTATTAAGTGGTGTCGATATAGATGAAGTAACAATAGTATTTCCTGTAGTAGTCCATAAACCAAACTTAAGTGTTCCCGAA